ATTGGTCCGATACATGCACTACGTGCGCAGCGCACTTGCGCGCGGGGTTGTGCGTGGAGCGCGGGGCGGTGCGTGAAGCGCGGTACGCTTACGCGGTGCGCTTGCGCAACACTAGGGGAATGCTAGGTCCATAGCGTCCGTGAACTCCTCAATGTAAGCCATCAGAAGTTCCGCAGGTTCTAATCCCGCGTCGAACGCCTCGCGCTGGAACTGTTTGTCAAACACCTTGTCCGCCCACTTCTCGAGTAGGACGAGGGCGCATTGTTGCTTGAAGGTAGGGGTGTCCATTGTCGTTCTTAAAGTGTTCCAACTCGATCCACCTAAGCAGAGTCGTGAAGGCGTTGATCGCGGCCTGATTACAGTTATCCTTGTGAAGGTGGTAGATGTAGAACTCGAGGGCTTCAATCGCCATCTGGCGATCGGTCTGCGAAATGAGGGACATTGTTAATTCAAGCTCCAGTTAGGGTCGTTGTGGGCATGCACCCAGAAGAAGTATTTGCGATTGGACGAGGCGAGAAAGAACTTCTCACCTTCCTTCTGTTCTACTTGGCAGATGGGGTCACCATCCATGGTATTGGCGAGTCGGTTCTTCGCTTTTGAGGACTTGGGGGTAACGACGATGTGCGAAGGGATCATGTTCAGGCGAAGGAGAGAAGGCCGTACTTGTCAAGGCAGATGGGTCCAATACCCAGCTCAATCGACTTCTTGTTGGTGAGAGGGAGTCCGCAACATCCGCACTTCGAGGTCATCTTACCATACGACTCGAGCGCACCCTTGACGTCATGGTTGGTGATCTCGACGAAGTCAAACATCTCAGCGATGAACTTGTCGGTGTAGGGACGACCGGTGAAGGTGAACATGCCACCATCGTCGATCTTACCCACCAGGTCGGTGTTGGAGGTGACCCAACAACCACCGGCGTTCTTGCCGACGCTCATGTACTTGATGCGGATGGAGTTACCAACAGGATCCATGAGTCGGAGCACCGGCTCCTTGATACCCTTAGCGCGAGCCTCGGCGAGGGAGGCGAGGATGTTGGAGGCGTCGATAGAACGGACTTGGCGCACAGGGCTCTTAGGCTCATCGCGGAGCCGGCGCAGATCCTCGGCGATCTTATACACCCACGAGACTTGTGACTCACTCATGTAGAGGTTCTTCGTCTCGCGCATGCACAGATCGTAGGCGAATTTGCTGCCCTTCTGCGCTTCCTCCTTGCAAAGTGCGATGGCTTCCTCCCACTCGAGCGAGGTCTCGAAGCGCACCGGGCCACGCTTGGTGTTCACGGTGAGCAGGGAAGGGGTCAGGAGGGTCATGGGTGGTATGCGTTCTCTCAGTGTTGATAAGACTACTATAGGGCCAAACGCGACCCACGTACAGGGCCTGTAGCCAGCCTTCCAACCGGCCCTACCGGTCCTTATGCTTGAGGAGGTAGGAGTTAGAAATGGCCTTGAAAGTGAAGTCGGAAGTTAGAGACTTAAATACCACACCTTCGCGTTGGATTTGTGGATTGAGCGAGGGACCCTCGGCAAAGTTCACGATATCGTCGACGGTGTAGAAGGTCCCGGTCACATCAAAGCGTGGATCAAGTACCGGAGCGTGCTCTAGATCAGCGCCCAGCATCTTTAATTGGTCGAGAAGAGCATAACGTTCTCCCGGTTCCAAATAACAACCATCTGTGATGTTGTAAACATCGAACAGATAGAATCGTTGACCCTTGAGTTTCTCGGGATTGCCCTGAATGCCTTCGCCAATCAACTCGCCCTGGAGGGCATATTCTGTTCCATGTTTATCAAACACTTGGAGCAGAGGCTCGACGATATTCTGCTCCCGCGCTACCTTCCAGAAACTGTTGCCCTCGGTCTCGCAGAGATTGATGTTCCTGGAGCACACATTCACCTCACCGTCCTTGACATAGATGGTGGTGCTACTCCCATCGAGCTTGACGGTCACCTCGTACAACTCACCGCGATGGTCCTCAAAGATCTCGGCGCGGAGATTCTGGCAACGCTCCTGATCGGTCTTGGGTACGAAGTGCGGGAATGCGCCTTTCATCTGCCCCTGGAGTTGGGCGGGGATGGGTGGTTCCCACTTCTGCACTCCGAGCATCTCAGTGACATCATCGCCCAGCGAGACGCTATCCGCCAGGGGCGAGTTCTTGTCAATCGGGAGGAGGAGGCCTTGGCTAACTTGCCCGCGAAGTTTCACAGTGCGGAGTCGCTCGCCCTTCACTCCGTTATACTCACGAGGCTCTTGGCCCCTGCTCAGGAACGGCGCCAACTCGTAAGGTACCCAGGAGTCGATCTCAAGGTAAATGGCAACATCGCCTACTTGGTATTCGCCTTTCTTGACAACTACGGGCCAACCTCCATCGACGATAGCGCATTCGATTGCATCGGCGTCAGGGATGGGCTTGATGTGCGTGATGGGTTTGATCGAAGCGAGTTTGCGGGTCATTTGTTACGGACGAAATGTTCTTTGGTCATACGATTACTATACCCCCCTGAGGGGGTTTAGTGGGGGTTTAGTGGACGGCTCAGTAATTGGCCAATGTATACATGGGAGCTGAGGGACTCGAACCCTCACAGGATACAATCCCGACGGATTTTAAGTCCGTTGTGTCTACCGATTTCACCACGCTCCCGAGTGCGCCCGAAGGCGCTAGGTTACAGACTCAATACGGATCGTATTGGAAGTCCGGCTCGTAGGCGTCATCGTAGTCATTGTCCCTGGAGCAAGTGCCCTTAGGATCGTAACCGTACTCCTCCTGTCCCGCGAAGTAACCTTCGGGATCGGGGAGAGTATCACTCTCGATGTCCGCAAGGCTGGGTGGAGCGTAGATGATGCGCGGGTCCATAGCAACAGTTGTCATGTCGGGGAACTATAAACTAGGCTACGAGGGACGTATCAACACCGAACTCACTGTGAAGCAGATCGGGATACTCACAGGCAACTTGCTCAACAAGGCTATCGGCACCGGACAGACGGCACTCCGAGTAGAGATTGTCGTACATCATATCCGCCCACGAGCGAATGATGTCATCCGTGTCCATGTTGTTCGTGAGAAAGTCCACGTACTTGTCGATGAACTCCTTGCGCAACTTGTCGCTCGCGTTGAGTCTGTCAGAGAAGTCGTAGATGTTGATGGTTGCCATGAGTTGGTAGAGTCTCCTCCGTTGTTGGTGAGTTGGGGTGGCTGGGATAGTATCCTATCGGGTCTTGGCGTGGGTCTCAAGGAACCGCTTGATCAGGCCGATAGCCTTGCCAACGCTCTCGTAGTCGTTACCGAACCGATCGGCTTTCAGAATCTCTTTCGCTTTCACGAGATCGTTGTACTTCTCGTCGTAGGCGGAGAAAGTGGGAATCCCGTTCGCCGCGGTGTACATCGAGTAGTGCGATTCTGTGACATTGTAGGAACACCAGCTAGTAGGGATCTTCTCAAGATGCCCGGTGTGCTTATTCATAGCGTAGATCCCAGCCTTAATCTCTCCAGTCGTAGGACCGTACTTAGTGACCGGGTAGAAGCTCATGGTTCGGGTCTGTGACTTAGTCATAGGAGCGATTTGTGTTTGGTTGGTTGGTTGGTTGGTGGGGGCCGAAGCCCCCATTGATAGTATCCTATCGGGTCTTGGCGTGGGTCTCAAGGAACCGCTTGATCAGGCCAATCGCCTTGCCCGCCGTTTCGTACGAGTCGTAACCGTAACGATCGGCTTTCAGAATATCTTTGGCCTTAACAAGGTCGGCGTACCTCTCGCCATAGGGACTAGAAGCAGCGGCAGGGAACGCAGATACTGGGGCATAAACACAGTAAAGGCAAGGAGAAACGCTGGTGCAATCACGGGGAATTCGCACCCAATCGCCGCTCATTTTGCTCAGAGCGTACACTCCTGCCGCGATCTCGCTACGAGCGGGATACGAGGAAGTGACTTGGTGAAATGAGATGGTCTTGGTTTCCAGTTGAGCCATTGGCCTTTGTTTGATTACTTAACTAATATACCAGGGATCGGGTGGTCCGTGGGGGTTTGGTAGCCAGTTGGTTGGGTGGCTACCGCGTCCAGTCGATACAACAACTATCCGGCACATCACCACGCTCCCTTCGCACCTGAGCGCAGATCGCGTCAGTGTCGTGGATGTTTGGCACGTTGTGTTGCCTATACTCACGTGGCATATCTGCAAAATCCGAAGGATTGTATACGTAGGAGATCACGGTCCAGTTCATATTTGGGTCAGCGAAAAAGATTCTGAATGTCTACTCTGAGAATCTCGTGGATAAAAGAAGAGCGGGCATTTTGCCCGCCCTGAAGTTTGGCTTTGAGAGCCGAACGGCGCCTTCGCGCATCGCGAAGCGCCTGGGGTTTGAGTTTACGTTTCTGATCTTTGCCAGAATTATGCACCCAGTTAGGCGTTGTCACTGGTAACCTCCTTGACACTCAGAACTTTAATCTCGTCGCCCTTATCGTTGAGGTGGATGGCATTTTTCAGATCCCGCATAAAGTCATTGAAGTGTCTCCAAAGTTCATGCTCGTCGACATGGTCGTCGTTCCAGGTACCGGGCGAGGTATCAACTTTGAGCACCACCTCGAACGTTTTGGGGCGCTCGCGGGCGTACTGGAGCCGATCCTCCAGCGCTTCAATGCGGTCCCTGAGTTGTTCGATCTCAGCAACGATGGCTTCAGTAACGTTGGACATTGTTCTCCTGTTCGAGTAGGTATTCGACGGTGTTTGCGATGTCGTTCATCGCGTCTCTTAGGTTGGGTTGTTGACCCGACTCCTGCCTGACGATAGGTCTCCGGTCGTCGGTGAGTGTCCACCTCCATTGCCCCATTGAGGCGCAGTGCCAGAGCTTGATGTTCATGATCCTACTATAGGGCCATCAGGCCTCAAAGTCCAGGGCCTTTGTGACAGCTTCCAGACTGGCCACCGTGGGATCAACAAACTCCATCCACACATACTCCACAGGGAGTTCGTGGAGAGCCGCGAATTCCTCGCAGAGTTGGTACGCTTCCATGGCCTCTTCGTAGGCCTTCTGTTCAAACAGATCGAGAGTGGTTTCGTTAAATGTCATGTTCAGCGACGGAGAGGCGAGTTCCAGTACTTGCGATAGGCGGTGACCACAATCACCAGGGTGGAAACAACCCCGACGAGGCCGAGGAAGGTGACAGCGTCGCCGCTGAAGGTGTAGGTATCAGGCATCGAGGTAGACTTCGCGAGTGGTTTGTGTGGAGATTTGCATGGACATGAGATGCGCTCTGGCGCAACCTACGGCTCTTGCGTGACCGTACTCGGGATCCTCGGCCTTGAGAGCCTCCATCTGCTCGAGAGTCTGGTCGAGTTTGGCCTCCATGCGATCGAGGAAATCGCGGAACTGCTGAACAATGTAGGAGTCGGGAAGTTGATTTGTCATGAGTCTACTATACAGGATCAGGGGGTCTGGGTCAAGGGCTGGTGGACGGTGCCTCAACCGGCCCCCACGGGACCCTTGAAGGGCTCCGCGGTGCGCCTCGGCGCCACTCTGCGCTCCTGGAAGCAATTGAGCCGGTGGAGCTCGAGGTACGCGAAGTTGCGAAGCTTCTGATCCGTGGTTGTTTCGAGAAGGCGGATCATGCGCTGGATGTACTCACTCCGAGGCGCGATACGTACGGTCTCAAGTTGAGTCTCACCGATCTCAGCCAGTGCGCTATTGGCCCGCACCTTAGCCCTGCCGAAGTTACCTGTCACCGCGCCCTGCGTCCGGAGCTTGGGCCTAATCTTGGAGAGGTTGGAGTCAGACACGGGCCACACCTACCTGCTCGTCGATCTTGGCCTGAACGCGATTGATGCGGGCCCTGAGCCCGAGGTATCCGTCATCGAGCAGGTCCTCGTTGACGTAGGGGTCCAACTCGTCGAGAAGGTCGTTAACCTCCCGGCGATTGAGGAACCACGTGAGTGCGTCGAGTTGGGCGTCGGTAAGGACGAGAGCCGCGTACCCTTCGGCCAGTGGGATCGAGGTTTTGTTCATGAGTCTACTATAGGGCCATATGGGACCCACGTACAGGGCTAGTAGCCACCTATCAAAGTGTCACAAGGCCCTTGACGTGGGCGCCTTGATCGAGTATCTTAGTCTCATGAGCAAAACCGAGATGATCTCCGCCTACACAGACTATCCGATTCACGGCATCTACGACGACATCAACGACACCGATCCTGTGCTTGCTCCGATCCGCAAAATCATCATCCTGACTTACGATCGTGATAAGTACTGCAACGTGCTCGTGTTCTTCACGGATACTGACGGCGATCCTCGGGCTATGGTGACGGAAATCAAAGCTGGGTATTGTTATAAAAATGAAGCAAGACTTGATGAGGCTGTTGTATTCAGCCACGATGAACTAATCGCTCTTCCCTGGAAATACTGAACCACCATGATGAATTACAACTTCCCCACCATCTCGCACATCAACGACGTCCTGCCCCACATCGAGGGTCGCGACGAGTTCAAAGTGATGCGCAAAGACTGGTACACCGTTGTTAACTACGTGGTCGCATTCGGTGAGACCTTCGACTGGGATGAGAGCGACGTGCAGGGCTCGGTCATGCGCCGGGAATGCCGGGGCCTCATATTCGACTCTATGTCGGGTAAGTTGCTGAGCCGCCCGTACCATAAGTTCTTCAATGTGGGCGAGCGCCCCGAGTTGCGTATGGACGAGGTGGATATGTCCGCCTACCACGTCATACTCGAGAAGCTCGATGGTAGCATGATCCGGCCGATCGCAGTCCCTGGCGATAAGCATATCGGTGAGTTTCGCCTCGGCACCAAGGCGGGTATCACCGACGTGGCGATGAATGCGGAGGTGTGGGTCGCGAAGCATCGCAATTACGTTGACTTCATCCGCATGGCGATCGAACACGATCTAACGCCCATCTTCGAGTGGTGTTCGCGAAAGAACCGCATTGTGGTAGATTATCCCGTGGATCGGTTGGTGCTCACCGCTGTGCGCGTCAACTCGAGCGGGGGTTATATCCCCTACCGCGCGTTGCAGAACTTCGCGAAAGACTACGACCTCGATCTGGTGAAGGTCATCGACTCCAACTCGAGCGATATCAACGACCTGGTTGACACCATCCGTGCGTGGGAGAGCGATGAGGGCGTGGTCGTACGTTTCGACGCTCCGAGAGCGACCGCGTGGCAGGGTTACGGGCACATGCTCAAGATCAAAGCCGACGCCTACCTTGTACTCCACCGGAGCAAGGATGCCATCTCGCGTGAGAAGAACATCATCGAGGTTGTTGTTAACGGCCAGGTCGATGACCTGATCCCCGTTCTCACCGACGACGATGCGAAGCGTTTACGCGACTTCCAACGTGCGTTCTGGATGGGTGTGGATGACATGGCGAGTGAGATGGTCGATGTGTACCTCGATGGCGGGGTGGATATAGTCGAGCAGAAGGACTTCGCCCAGAAGTTCGTTCATTCCCTGCCGAAGCAGTGGCACCCGTTCATGTACGGCCTGCGTAAGGGCAAAGGCGCACGGGATATGCTGGTAGATTCCATCTCCAAGTGTACCGTGAGCCAGACCAAGATCGACGCCTCGCGGTGGATGTGGGGCGGGTTGAAGTGGTCTGCGGTGTGACAGTCGACGGACTGGCTACTCTACCTCCCAAACCGGGAGGTTTTGTAGTATGATTGCGGAATACAAGAAACCAAGCCGGGGGCATTTCAAATGACAATGACTGTCCGCCAAATGATCGAATGGATGTCTACCTTTGAGGATCAGGATGCCATCGTTGAAGTAGTTGTCCACAGTGGGGGTCGTGGTTATTACGACCAAGGTGGAAATGCTGATACTATGGAGTTCAATCCTGAGCAGCACGTAGATTACACCGATTTGCGTGGCAATCCGTTTGTGGACGAATGCTCTCCTCGCCACAATCGTAGATCTGTGGTGTTGGGTGCGGTAAACGCGTAGAGATCCGACCACTTCACAAACTGGCCACCAAACCCCCAACGTCCTCCGGTTCTGTAGTATAGTAGTTCTATGAAGAGAAAACTCACCGCCATTTTCTATCACAGCTCACTTAACGAGCCGGTCTCGCAAAGTATCTCCGAGCAGCATAGGTTCACGGAACTTTGCGAAATGTTCCCTACCGACTGGGCGCATCTAATGGATGCTAAAACCGGCGAGATCATCGAGTCCTATAGCAAAGAACCCACTTCTTGGAGCAACAACTGAAATGAGAATCGTCGCACACACCAAATACGGCGTTTTTAACGGAGTGGCAGAAGAGTACTCCGAAGAAGAGTACAAGAGAATTGGAGTCTTTCTAGAAAGACTCAAGAATCTGTCCTACTTCTCGTTTACTACTGAAACCGGAGAGGTGTATATGACTGAGGCTATGATCTCCGACTCTTTATTCGTTCTTGAAAAATGACCAATCAACCTCAACTCATCATGCTGTGTGGCGTACCCACCAGTGGCAAGAGTACGTACATCCAGAAACACCTGCTCGAGTCGGAGAGGAGCGAGGAGTACGTAGTACTTAGCACCGACGCGTTCATCGAGCGCCGGGCGCTGGAGAACAACGTTTCCTACAACGAGGCATTCGACGCCTTCTACAAGGAAGCCGAACGCAGGATGTACCTTGACCTGCAACTCGCCCTGCTCGATTCTAGGAACATCGTGTGGGATCAGACGAACCTCACGCCTAAAGTACGCCGGAATAAGTCATCTAAGATCCCGAGCACGTACTACAAAACCGTAGTGTGGTTTGATGTATCGCTCGAGGAGGCGTTGATCCGCAACCAACAACGGCCTGGCAAAGTGGTGCCGGGAAGCGTACTCAAGCGTATGCTCTACACTTTCGCTCCGCCCACGAGCGCCGAGGACTTCGATCTAATCATCAGAGGTAACTGATAGGTAGCCACTTCACTAACTGTCCACCAAACCCCCCACGCCCCCCGGTTCTGTAGTATAGTAGCTTTATGAGACTTAAAGACAAAAACTCCTGCTTCGTATTCGACCTCGATGGTACCCTGTGCGATGTGAGTCATCGGCGCCAGTGGGTTGCCACCCAACCAAAGAACTGGGACGCGTGGAATGCGGGGATCAGTGAGGATAAGCCGAACATGCCCGTCCTTGAGGTGCTTCACCGTCTTAGCAATGTGTATGACATCGTCCTTGTAAGTGGCAGGGGTTCGGAGTATCGCCAACCCACCATTGATTGGTTACGTAAGCACGGAGTGCATTTCAGCGATCTGTATATGCGGACCGAAGGCGATTTCCGTCCCGATGACGAGGTCAAGTCCGAACTTGCCGATCAGGTTGAGAAGGACTATCGCATCGTTGGCGTATTCGACGACCGGAAACGTGTCGTGGATATGTGGATCAAGCGAGGTATCTTCGTGTTCGACGTAGCGCAGGGAGGCGGTGACTTCTGATGTTCGACTTGGCGCAGGTAACTTACGGTGGTCTGCTCGATGCGCTCGGAGAACTTGGTAAAAACGTTTGAAGCCACGGCGAAAGTCGCCCTAGCATTCCCCTAGTGTTGCGCAAGCGCACCGCGTAAGCGTACCGCGCTTCACGCACCGCCCCGCGCTCCACGCACAACCCCGCGCGCAAGTGCGCTGCGCACGTAGTGCATGTATCGGACCAAT